TTGTTTTCCTAATGAAAGTAAACCTTCAGAAGATGTATTAAATTTATTCAACCTAATTACATCCGTCTTAATTCGATTTAACGCACCTTCAACTCCACCTCTAATAAACTCTAAAGTAAATCCTCTATTAGATTTTCTATTTTCTCCCATATAACGAAGGTCTGCCCCATCATCCATTAAATCTTTTAATACAATGGGATGGACTCCTGAAGTACTAGATTCTAATCTGATTTGTGAAGGTGTTCTAAATGTATAAAAATTATCAAATTTAAACTTTTCTTCTCCTACGTTTGGAGTTAAAAACTTTCTTTCTAATTCAGACTTAGTAATATCGTCTGAATCAGTTATGAATCTTACAGTCTTTACATCAAAATATTTTTCTTTTTTAAGATTCTTTACCGAAGGTGATTTATCAGGTTTTATTGACCGATACTGTCTAAGATTTGGTATTTTAAAATTTCGTAATCCCATTAGTCTAACTTCGCACTCATATTATTTACTGCTTTTACAGTATTATCTCCCGCAATCCCAATAGCGTCTACTTGGGCTTTGACTCCTTCACTAACGGCTGCTCCTGTCGCCGCTGCTCCTGCGGTTAATGTATTTGCATTCGCCGTTGTCAATCTCGCCAATTCTGCTGTAGATAATCCAACCGCTTCAGCTAATTTATTTCTTTGTATAACATTCATTCTATTGAATTCAGCTTCTCCACCAACTTGGTTCTTAACCTCTCTCAATACTCCTTCTAAATCACCACTTAGAGCTAATTGTCTTGCTCTATCAAGATTTAATTCTCTACCAATCAATACAGAGGCTTCCATCTGTTTATTGATTGAACCTTCAATATCTAATAGACCTTCAGCAACTTTCTCTACTACGGATAAATTAAGACCTAACTGTTTAGCAGATACCGCTGCAGCCATAACATTCTTACCACCATCCGCTGAGAATTTCGCAAATGCTTCTGTACTACTCGCGATATCATCAAATAAATCTGCAGGAGCTACTCCTCTTTGTCTTGCTAACTGAGCTGTCTGCATTTGCATATTTAATAATTGTGAATTAGTCGCTCCACTAACTGCTTTTTGAATACGAAGGATTTTTGCGGCATTTTCTTCTGTGATTGCGTATTGTAAACTCATCCGCTTCATCTGAATTGCAGTTCCTGTGGTAATCTCATTAATATTACCAAACTCTTTACTTATCGCAGTTACTGCCTTTTCATTAACTGCAAGAGCTCCACCTAATTTAACGGTTTGAGCATAGGAAAGACCAGTCTTATTGGCGAAATCAAAAATTCCCTTCGCCATTTTAGCTATTAGACCTACTCCTATAAGTAAAACACCTGCTATAGCTCCCATTGCTATTTTTCCTGCCATTCCAGCTGTTTTAAACGCATTAGCTACATTGAAAATTCCTTTTTTCATTTTTCCCATATTCTTATTCACATTAAATCTCATATCTAACTTACCACCCTTAGTTCGTTTCTGATCCATAAGACCAGTAAATCCACTTCCAATCCTATTCGATATACTATCTGACACTTCTTTTATTTTTTTATCCGCAAGTTCTGATAATGCCTTTCCAAATATAGGAACTTTACCAATCATACCTGTTAAACTCTTTGCCGATTCTTCAAAATTTTCTGCCATATTTTTAGAAAAAATATCTGCGTTTTCTAAATTCTCAGCACCTTTTTGCATCTCTATTAAAGACTCTTCTATTTGTTTAAATTTATCGGCGGGAAGTACTGCTTTTAATCTCTGTAAACCTTGTATTTGTTTAGTGAAATCTTGTTTCATAAAATCACTTGAACCAACTTTTTCAATATTCTCTAAAAAATCAGCTGATAGGTCTGCACCTGTTTCTAAAAACTTAGTAACCTTTTTACCTGAAGCAGATGTATCACCCAAACTATCAGATAAATTTTTAGATAAAATACCTAAATTTTTAGCGTAGTCAGTTTGTTTCGCGTACTCTTGTGTTATTTGTTGCGCTCTTTTTAATGAGACATTATCAGCCATAATATGTATTCTTCTCCACTATACTATATAACCGTTTAATTTAAGTAAAAAAACTTAATTTATTTTATACCTAATGTTGCAAGATATTTTTTAAGTTCTGGATCATCATCTATCAATTTATCCATCTTCTTAGAATTTCTTTCAGCGTCTTTCTTTATCTTATTTGATAACTTTTTAAATTCAGGATTTTTTTCAGCTCGTTTAATAGCTTTATTAGATCCTGGTTTTAAAATAAGATTAATAAGTGTTCCCAAAAATTCATTGAGAAGATGTTCATTTTTGATTTTAATTTTAGACATAAAAATTCCAGTTTTAAATAAATATCAGATTATCTACTTTTTGAGATATTGTGACGAGCCTTCTCAAACTCTTTAGCTTCGTCCTCATAAGCTCTAACTAACCGTTTTAAATACCAACGGCGAAGATAAACTGGTAAATTGTAGGCTTGGGAGAATGTAAATCCCCCTTTTGAATGAAATATTAATTGAAATATTTGTTCATGTATATCTGCTCTATATTCACGAGGTAGGCCAAAAAAACTCGGCAGTTATAGGTACTGCCGCTTTTATCTCCTTTCCGTACTTGTCTGTGAATTCCAAATCCATATTTAAATCTGGAGTAACTGATACAATGTAACCTCTAAGAGCTAAACTATCAAGAGCAAATAGTTCCTTATCAACAAAATTATTTATAGTAGGTCGATCACGATTACCATCAACCTCTCTAATTTGATTTTTTAATCTTGTGGTAAGAGTTTTATCTATATCACCTGAAACTTTTTGTAAAGATTTAACTTGTGTATCTACTTCATCCATTTGTCCAGAAGTCATTACTCTAAATTTAACTACTCGTTCTGTTTGCGGTAATTTAAACTCTATCTCTCCATTTTTATCCATAACAATAGAATCAAAATCAATATCTGTATTTTCAATCTTAGTTAAATCTACTTCAAATTCTTCCATTTCATTTTCAGAATTCAGAGCTTCAAATTTATACTGTTTACCATATGCTAAAATTCTTGCTGATATCAATATTGCATTTTTATCACCAAGTAGCATATCTTGTAACTTTATTTTTTTATCAACAATTAATTCTTTGAGTAAGTAATCTACTACGATTCCTTTTCTAATTAATGTCTCTGATGTTAAAATATCTTCTTCCTTGGCGGTCATATATTTTATTTCCACTTGTCCTGATGATAGTGGATTGTCTTTTGCGTAGAATTTTCCCTTCGAAGGCAAATCAATCACTTCGGTAGGAAACTTTACTGTTTCGGGCATATTAATCTCCTAATGAAAATATGTTATAACTACAATATTAAATATAACTAACTTTATACTAATTAAAATTTATTTTTTTGAGGGTGCAAATTTCTCTTTAATTGGTTTAAGTAACATATCAAATAAGATATCATCATATTTAGTAGGCGTCATTTTTACGATTTTTTCCAAAGCGTAAATAACTACTAAACAATATTCCCAATTAGCTGCTATCCATTCACTCATTATTATTCTCCGTTTTCGTTTTCGTTAGAATTGTAAAATTGCGTAATCATAACGCAATGTTAGTTCGATGTCTGCTGGATCTGTTCCATTTGCATAATCTAAGTCATTAAAGTTTGCGTCCTGAATAAATGTTCCCTTTAATGTCCATTCTTCAACGACATCCCCAACAGGGCCTAACAAATTAAAAGTTATATCTTTTTTATAAAAATCTGTATAACCATCACGACCTGTTACTGACTCGTGTGATAATCTAACCCATTCCATCACAGACTGTGCCGCAGATGGTACTATTGGGTCATATAAAGTAATAGCCAAAGGTTGCCATTCACCTTTACCCTTCACATACCGTTTTACATTTATATGGTCAAGTACAATTTCCTCAAAAGTAATCTGAGGTCTCGCGCCTGTTTTAACAAGATACGCGGGAATACCCTCTATGTACATAATAAACCGATTTTTCGTTTTCGGTTCAAACGGGGTAAACATTATTTCATTAGCATCGATTAACTCGGGCATCTTTTATCTCCTAAAAGTCAAAATATCGTATTTCATATATAAATATAAAGAAGGGAGAAAAATGTAAAAAAATCACCATACTCTTTACACTAATATTTGAAGTTTTTTTGAAGTTTTTATAAAAACAAAAAACCCCAGTAAAAACTGGGGCCTTTTGACTCATATTTGAGGTATTTTATTACTCTGGAAACGCTGCTCCAGTTGGTAACACTACAAAGTCCAATACTATAAACTCTGCGGTTCTTGTAGGTTGAATAAATATCTGTCCTACAAGACGATTTCTATCAATCACATCAGGTGTATTAACTGAATCATCCATAACAACTCTAAACGCGTTCAACCCACTATTAGCTTGTACGGTTTCAAGATATGGATTAACTGTATTTAAGAAACGATTTCTTGTTGCAGTTGTATTCTGTTCAAACACCAAGAATCGAGAAGTAGACGCGATGAATTTCTTCAAATTAATCAACAATCTACGAACATTAATCCTATCAAGTGCTGATGGTTTAGACTGAAGTGTTTTCTGTCCAAATACCGTTACACCTTGACCTGGGAATGTTGCGATTGGATTAACTCTATCTTCATACAATCTATCTCTTTCTGCATGTGTTAATCTTGTTTTTGCTTCTACTACTGAAGTTAAACCACCACGATTCAAACCTGCTGGTGCGAACCATTCTTGTCCAACTCTATCATTAAATGCAAATACTCCACCTAATACTACTGAAGGTGGCACCCACATTGGTCTATTAGTAGATGAATCTATAATTTTCACCCAAGGATAATAAACACCCGCGTAATTTGTATCTAATGAATTTATACCATTTACTGCATTCGCGATGGAATCTGACCATGCAAATCCGTCCATGATATAAAAAGTATCTGCTCGAGCTTCTGTTTTAGTTATTGCGTGATTCGTTACTGCATTATGCATATTTGAACCAGCTGAACTATGACAGACTCCAGGAATTACAAGTAAATTGATATCAAATTCATCTGGATTACTTACTGCGTTAATAGCTCGTTTAAAAGCTTTTGAACCAGTTGCGTTGGATGTACCACAATCAAATCCTTGTGTATTTGTTGAGCTAATATCATTTCCAGTAGCTGCTGTTGTTCGTGGATCTCCACCATCAAATCCCCATTGGAAAGGTATTGCAAACTTACGTTGTGCAATATCTGATAAAGCTAATGTTACAAATTCACTATTATCTGAAAATGTATCAACATTTAAAGCTGTTCCTGTATTCGCGTGTCCATAAACATTGTTTAATGAAAACACTACATTATCTCCATTACCAGAACTTGCCCATAATGGTGATAAATAAGCTTGTGAATCTTTTCTATCAAAATCAAATCCATAAAACACATTAGAGTCATAATCACCAAGACTATTAACCTGCTGTGTTACAATGGAAGCTGTTGGTATATTGTTACCTGGAACTGGATTATTTACTTTCTTATATCCATAAGGTACTACAGTAACAGGATGCTTTTCTAAATTAGCATAATCACCTACACGAATGTAAGATGAATTATTTGGATAATCACCATGATAGGTCAATTTACCATTTGCATCAATTACTACGTGTCTATCACCTATTCTCTTTGCAAAATAATTAGATGACGCTAAATCAAAATTACAATTATCAAATTGTTCTAAAAGTTGATTGTTATCTGCATTACCAGGATTATGTCTCCTAACTTGTACACTAAATTCACCATAATCACTACCTGCGATTGAACCCGCTGCTTTAATATTCAAAATACAGACTTTTGTTTTTGTATTTGCTCCTGTACCATGACTTAGTGTATAGAAACGGAAAAGTTCCTTTTCTGCACTTGTAGCTGTAGCTCCTTGGTCTATAATATAAGGTGTACGAGCTGTTGAGTAATCTGCATTACCACCCCAACTTGCCGCTACACCAACACTATTGAATTGTGAAGTATAAGCTGCGTTTGAACCACCTTGAAAATCTAATCCAGCAGATGAAGATGCACTTCCAGTTACAGTTAATATTCCCCAGTTACCTGAGACTGCGTGTGCAGTATTTTTAAACTGTTTATATAGATAAACATAATCTGTTGAACTTTCGGGGTCACTTGAAATTACCTTATCAAGATAAAGAGCGGATCCTGTATCCAAAGAAGCTGAAATAGACTGTAAAAGTCCATTAGAGCCACTAACTCTAATGCAAAATGAACTACTCGCATTAGCCCATCCTACTGCTGTACCAGATATATCTGATGTTTTTCCTAACGATGTATTACTAAGAGTAAAAAGTGTTCTAAATCCATGTGTACTACCTGAAGATTGTATATGAACTGAATCAGCTGTGTAGCCTCCAGTATTCATTACTCTAACGATAGTACAAGTTGAAGCAGAACCAAGATACTCTTGGACAGCGTAAGGAAGATAATAATTTTTCGTTAATCCACCAAATTTTTCTTCAAATTCTTGAAAATTTTGAACAACGGTGGGTACAAATGCTGGGCCTTCTTGAGTCGCACCTATCATACCTGCACCGATGTTAGAAATTCCTTGGGGGAGAAACGAAAGATCGGTTTCCTGGGTAAAAACTCCAGGACTTACTATTCTTTCGGCCATTAAATTTCTCCTAATCGATTATTAATATATTGTATGTATACAAAACACACCAAAATTGGTTATATATAAATATAAAACAAAAAGTTGTAAAGTTAGTCTGAAGGTGTAAAAACACCAGTATTTACATCTAAATTACCATTTCCATACTTTTCTGTAAGTCTTTGAACCATTTCGTTCTCAGTTGTACGAAGTTCTTGATGTTCTTGTATAAGACCTTCCTTTTTTTCTTTTAATTCCTCTAAAGCTGTATCAAGTTGTTCTACTTGTAAAGCTGTTTGACCCATACGTAAAATTACATCAGTATATTTTCCTTGTAGGTCTTTTACTTCATCAAGTTCTGATTGCTCTAAAGTGACTTCTTTATTCGGCATATTTATAACTCCTTAATGTTATTTTCAATAAATAAATATCTGTTAAATTTTGAAAAACTCTAATTTTTTACCTTTTTTAAATCATCAATTTCTGATTTAAGTTCTTTGATAGATTCTATCAAAATTGGTACTAATTTATTATAGTCTACAGATTTAAATGTTTCTCTACCGTGTAATCCATCATGTTCTTTCACAATTTCAGGAATAACTGCTTCAACTTCTTGTGCTAAAACACCAACATCGTGTCCCATATCTTTTCGTTTCCAATCATATTCTACACCACGAAGTTTCACAATTTCATTTAAACCATATTTCATATCTGTAATGTTCTCTTTAAGATTTGCATCAGATGCTACAGTTGATGAGAACGCTACAATATCAGCATCAGCGTGGAATGTACCACCAGCCGCCATTCTAAATTCTTCTACACCATTCTGATAGTAACTAATTTGTCCATTAGATCCAGTAGCAAAACATATATTATCACTTGCGTCATATCCAACTTTCAAAGCGTTATTATATACTGAAGTAATAGCTGTCTGTGCTGGTGTAATACTTAATGTACTTCCAGCTCCACCACTAATACCAGTTCCTTGTGTTGCTAACCTTAAATTTTCACCATTTGCTTCTATACCAGTATCTGCGATATCACTTGCATCAAAATCAAGTGTAACAGAACCACCAAGTGTTACAGAACCACCTGTTTTTAATCCATCACCAGCTGTGATAGTTACAGCATCTTCTGCAAGTTTTGCAATTGGAATTTCATCATTATCAATTTGTGCTACGATATTAGCTGCTGTTGCATCATCAACATCTGCACCACTTATTGTTCCACCATTAATAGCATTACCACTTATTTGGTCGGCTGCTACGGTAAATGTACCACCACTAACATCTAAAGTTTTACCTGAACCAACTGTTATATCTGAAGTTGCTATTGTTGCTCCATCAATTGTACCACCATTTATATCTGCTGTAGTAACAGTTCCTAAATTAGCGACTGTATTTCCTGCGTTAGTCCAATTACCCACTATACTATCCAAATCAAGTGTAGCTGTAGAAGTTCTACCAAACGAACCTGTAGATACTGAAGAACCTGATATTGCCATCGTTGCAGTTATTTGAGATATATCAACAGCACCTGCTTCAAATGTTATCACATCATCAGCTGAAGCTCTTATTGACGTATCATCATCGGCGTCTAAGTCAATCCTACCAGTACCACCTATACTAATACTTCCCTGTCCATTTAAATCTATATCATCTACCCATAGTTTATTCCAAGCTTTACCAGAAGCACCCAAATCATCAGCACTATCTGTATTTGGAATTAAATTACCATCTACATCAACTTCACCACCACCTGGGTCTAATACAATATCCGCTGCAGCTATTACTTGTAAATTAGTCGAAACATCAATATAATCATTAGCACTATCTATTTCTAATCTTTCAACTCGTGTATTTCCACCTTCAATACTTATTAAGTCTCCAGTCTGAGTTATTGTTGCATCACCATTATCAAAATTTATCACGCCACCTTCAGCTAAGAACAAATCACTCCATTGTAAGGATGTTGTACCAAGTGCCGCACCATTACTTGCAAATGGTGAAACTGTCGAAACAAATCTCGCTCCATTAGCTATAAACTCTGCACTTGATGAGATTGCTGTTTCAGAATGGTCATATCGTAAATGAGCCACACTACCACTCACACCAAAGTCTAATCCAGCTTGATCCATTGTAGCGGAAGTCGTTGAACCACTACCTACCGTTATGGTATGGTCTTCAACTTGTAAACTACCTACTCGTGCTTCAATTCTATCACCTTGAACAACCAAGTTTCCTGGAATAGTCACATCATTACCACTAAAAGTAACTCCCTCAACTAAAGTATCACCACCACTTGCTGCTACAGTCATATTACCACTATCTCCAGTAATATTTCCAGTAATCGTTATAGCTCCGTCTACATCTAAATCACCACCAGCCAATGTCAATTTATTAGAACTATGTGTTAAAGTTAAATCTCCATTATTAAAATTAACTACACCACCACTTGCTAAGAATAAATCACTCCACATCTTAGAAGTAGTTCCAAGTGCCGCTGCATCAGAATTAAGAGGTGATAACGTTGTATCTACTCCACCTGGTACAGTTAATACTGCGATTGAACCTGTAGCTATAGATGAACCAGAGATGGCCATTGTTGATGTCATTTCTGCAACATCAACTGCTCCCGCTTCAAAAGTTATCACATCATCCGCTGAAGCCCTAACTGAAGTATCATCGTCAGCATCTAAATCTATTCTTCCTGTTCCACCTATTGAAATACTACCTTGTCCATTTAAATCTATATCATCTACCCACAATTTCTTCCAAGCAGTTCCACTAACTCCTAAATCATCTGCACTATCTGAACCAGGTTTAACATTATTTCCACCTGGGTCTAATACTATGTCTGCAGCTGCTACTATTTTTAAATCTGTATCTACATCTAAATAATCCGATGCACTATCTACTTCTAATTTATCTACTCTTGTACTTCCACCATCTATATCAAGTAAATTACCTGAATGTGTTAATGTTACATCACCGTTGTTAAAATTAATTACGGCTCCACTTGCTAAGAATAAATCACTAAACATCTTTGAAGTACTACCAATTTGAGCTCCATCTGAAGCTATTGGTAAAATATGTGTAGAAGTATTTACTCCATGAGATGTAAGAGCTCCACTTGCACTTATATGAGTTGAAGCGGTTACTCCACCATTTAATTGTACTCCTGCACCACCAGTTAATCCAATACCTGCGGTAGCATCCATTGTAATTCCACCTGTACCAGCATTTATATCTACTAATATAGCATTAAGTTCAACTTCTGTACGATTCGCTGTATCACCACCTACACTAACTTTCTGTCCAACAGCATCTCCACCTATAGTAATTGCTGCTGCTGAAGAATCTATTGTAACTGCACCACCAGCATCTATATCTACTGTACTTGAAGGTGTTAATGAGAATGTAGTCATTCCTGTTTCAGATAATGCTCCACTTCCATTAAAACTCCATACTGCGGTATCATCACCATAAGTAGAAGTTGAAGCTCCTGCTATGGCTACCGTAGTACCAGCTAAAATATCTATGGCACCTGCACCATCTACATCAATACCACCTGCTGAATCAATATTTAATGCATCCGTATCTGTACCATCAGCATCAATATGTAGGGAATCATCACCAGCTGCTAATGTAAGACCACCTGCTACTGAATCTATTTTAATTGCATCATCAGCTGTTCCTGAAGTATTAATTAATGATATTTTTTCACTTGCCGCTGTACCGTGTGGTGTGAATACCATTTGAGTAGCTGAAGATGGGCCTAATGTTAATGTTTTTCCATTTATTAAATTTGGTGCAATAACCATATCACCAGCAGTTGCATCAATACTAACTGCATCAGTTCCCGTACCAGCTGCTGTTATTAAAATAGACGAAT